GCCTAACCGAAGCCACGTTGTATTATCCTGAGAATCCGCCCCATCGCCGTTACAAATATTGTGTGTTTTATGACAACGCTTATTTCCTTGAGGAATGGATGGAGTCCTCCCCTTGGATTAGCTTTAGGTGGTCAAAAGTATCTAATGAGATTTACGGCAGAGGCCCTGTTATACAAGCATTACCGACAATTCTTTCGCTCCAAGAAGTGTATCGGATTGAATTAGCTTCTGCCAATTTCAATTTATCTAAACCTTATATGGGTTATTCTGACGGGGTATTTAATCCCTGGACGTTTCGTTTGGAACCAAATACCATTATTCCTGTGTCCCCGAATTCAAGTGGGCAATGGCCAATACAGCCTTTTCCTGACACGGCGAACCCTCAATTCATGCAAATAACGTCTTTGGATTTGCGTCAACAAATCAATAAATTATTGTTTGCCGACCCTCTTACACCCGTTCAAGGCCCGACACGTACGGCAACTGAATTGGCTCTCCGTCAAAGAAACTTGGCAGAACAAATAGGGCCCTCATTTACCCGTCTGAACCAAGAGTTTCTTTCTAAGATATTGAAGCGCGTGGTGTATCTTTTGCAGGCTCAAGGATTGATAGAAAAATTGATTATCAATGGACGTGAGGTGCAAATTACTTACAAATCGCCTTTGGCGGTGCAACAAGGTCAAAAAGATTTGGAAGCTTTTGTGAACTACTACCAAGTAATGCAACTGGTAAATGGGGATGCTGCGCCCATTACGGTTGACCCGGTCAAGCTCCCAGGATGGGTGCGCGAGAAGACTGGAGCTGACCCAAACATCATCGTATCCGAAGCGGATATGGAGAAGTTTATGAAAGAACAATCAGAAAAGTCGCAGGAACAAGAAGTTTTAGCCATGGAAGGATTACAAAATGGATTTGGACAAGAACCCTTATCTGCAACCGCCGCCTGATCCATTTCAATACGTCAAAGACCAACAAAAAGCCCTTCAAAAAGAGCAGGTCGAGATGGAAAGGTTGTGTTTTGAATATTTTATTATGTCAGATCAAGGCAAAAAAATGGCTGACCTATTACTGGAAAAGTTCATTTTGCCCTCGCATTTTGCCCCAAATGATCCAAATTCGGACAAGTTAGCCATATGGTGGGATGGATTTAAAAGCGCCCTACGGGGCTTATCAATAACCAATGGAAGGAATCACCAAAAACGTATCCAACAAGGAGAGCCACGTTAATGATAATCACAATGCCATTAGAGCATGACCCCGACAATCAGCATATCGAGTTATCCATAGAGGACGACAACCTGGTCTTGAGGATTTGGAGCCGAGAAGACGCCTTAGGAAAGCGCGTTATCCTCGGTGGTGTGGAGTATAACCACTTGCGTCAAGCCGTAGAGTTTTTGGAGGAAATTTATGCCTAAAATTGAAACCCTCGGAAGCGTTGCAAGCTCTTTACCTGAACCGAAACCAACCCCAGAAGCACCCGCGGCTGAATGGTATCTTATGGATGGCGTACCAGGACAGGGCGCCAGGCCAGACTGGTTGTTACCCAATTTCAATAATGCTGCTGAACAAGCCAAAGCGTACCCTTCATTGCGCAAAACGCTAGGGGCACAGCAAGGGGCGCCAGAAGAGTACAATTACGGTGAGTTGGCCGAAGAGTTGGATTTAGACAATCCAGTCCTTCAAGAATTTAAGGTATACGCCAAAGAAAATCGACTAAGCCAAGAAGCTTTCGAGCAAATCCATCGCACCTATCTAAAGCTAGACCAATCCAGACGTCCGGATGTTAGCAAGGAATTGGCTAAATTGGGGCCAGATGGGGCAACCAAGGTCAAAATAGTAGAGAACTGGGTTAAGAATAATTTTAGCCCTGAAGCCGCTAAAATTTTGGATAAAGTGCCTCCTACCGCCGAATACGTCAATTTCTTTGATGAGTTAAGGCAGCGTTCAATTCAACAGCAAGTTCGAATTCCAGGAGAAACAGACCCCGGAGTGGAATTTAAAAAGCTGACCGTTGAAGAAGTGGAAGCCGAAATGTGGTCAAACAAAGACCGGTATTACAATGATAAAGCTTATAGAGATCAAATTACCAGAAAATTTGCGCAAGCAGCGGGTGAGGAGTAATCAAAATATTAAGCAACGCTTGCCAAAATAATAAACTTGTTTTAGTCTGACTGTAATTACTGCCATTTATCATATTTGGCCAATCAAGTAGGGACAGACCCGCAAGGACAATCTGAGACCCCTTGACCCTTAGAAGATAAACGAAGCACGGATTTGTTTTGTTTTAATTTTAAGGGGACAAGGAATGTCTATTTCATTAACTAACGTTCAACAAACAGAATTTGACGCGCTCGTTAAAATCGAGTATCGCTCAAGAGGTTTTCTATTACGGGATACCGTTCGTATTCGTACCGATGTTATCGGTAACACCTGCCAATTCCGTAAAGTCGGCCAGGTTATCGCCAATAACGTAGCTTTCCAAAACACCATCGCAATTCAAGATCCCGGGTTCACCGCGCAAACCGCTACGCTTCTGAAATATGCTGCCGGTACCGGTGTGGACGAAATCCAAGATTTAACCGTCAACTTCGACACGAAACGTGAGCTGGCTATGGTTGTTGCCATGGCAATTGGCCGTCGTGCTGACCAAATTATCATCGACGCCTTAGGCGCTGGTGGATCTGCTCAAAGCACCATTGCAGCCGGCGGTACCAACCTTTCTTACGCCAAAATTCGTAACGTGGTTCAGTACTTTGAACAAGACGCTGTTCCTGTAGGTGACAGATTTATGGCCATGTCCGGTAACGGCTTGCGTGCCCTGTTGGCTGACGATCGTATCGTGTCGCGCTTCTATACCTCAAACGACTTGGCTGTAAACGCTGACATCAACTACAAGCAGCTCTTAGGGTTGATGCCGGTTGTGATCCCAGACATGACCGAGGGCGGGCTTCCTTTAGGTGTCACGGCCGCCAACGTACGTAACAACTATGCTTGGCACAAAATGGCTATGGGTATGGCCATTGGGCAAGACATGCGTACGGAAGTTAACTACCTTCCTAGAGAAACAACTTGGTTTGTGAACGGACTTTTTTATGCTGGTGCCGTCACCGTAGATAACCGAGGTGTGTTTTTTGTTAATTCCGATGAGAGCGTGAACCCTTAAGAGGTAAAGCCCATGACCTTTAATCCATCAGGTTGGGGTGTCATCTCAGGCACCGGAGCAATCCCTGCTCAAACATTACAGAGCGGGGTTGTCTCTGGGGCGCCAGGGATATTTACCTACCAATCTGCAACCGATAACTTATCAACGATTGCCACAGCAAATTATTTTGCGTCACTAGCGCATACCTTGGCCGTCAATGACCTTATTTACGTGGTTGGCAGTAATGGTACGCAAAATTATCAGGTAAGCTCGGTAACGCTCGATCCACAAGCAGTTAGTATTTCCGCTATCGTGGTTTCTGGATATGTCACTAGCGTATCTGCTACCGCGCCGTTGGCTTCTACGGGCGGCTCTACACCCACTATCAGTATCAGTGGTTTGACGGGCTGTTCGCAGGGCGATGTTTTCTACGGTTCTGCTAGCAATACGGTAAGTGCTTTAGCAAAAAACACGACTGCTACGCGTTATCTTTCAAATACTGGAACGTCCAACAATCCCGCATGGGCTCAAGTAAATTTAGCCAATGGGGTTACTGGTAATCTTCCGGTTACAAATCTGAATTCAGGTACTGGAGCATCTGGATCCACATTTTGGTGTGGTAACGGAACATGGGCCACGCCTTCAGGTGGTGGCGGCGGTCTTACTTGGAATGACCAAACCACAACGCCTGTAACCATGACCACGCTTAACGGTTATATTGCCGACAACGCAGGCTTAGTAACTTTAAATATGCCTGCCACCGCTGCCGTAGGCGATACCTTTGCCATTGTGGGTAAGGGCGCTGGTGGATGGTTGGTTCAAATGAATACAGGGCAAATAGCGAATATGGGCAGTTCTCCTACCAGTACGGCTGGTTCTTTGGCTTCTACAAATCGTTACGACTGCGTAGAAATTGTTTGCGTGACGGCAAATACAACTTTTGTGGTGCGCTCTTCAATGGGCAATATAACGGTGGCATAGATGACAGTTTATAGAACAAACTACACATATGGTGCAGTCTCGACCGCATTCACGCCTGGTACTGCTCCTACCGACGTGTTTGCGATTTCGGGAAGTGTTACCAGCAATGTGTATGTTACAAAAATGGGAATAAGCACTACACAAACGACAGAGGGGATAAATGCCTGGTTTCTTGCAAAACGCTCTACTGCTAATACTGGCGGCACTTCTGCTGCACCTGGTATTGTATCGCACAACAGTAACAATCCTGCTGTTAGCGCCAGCGTCCTTCAATATACCGCTAATCCCACCCTCGGAACTCTTGTTGGATATGTCTGGGGTGGATGGGTAAATTCTCCTAAAGCTGCAACCGCTGGGGTTGGTGGTTTTCAAGGGATTGAAGTCGATTTTGAAGACATGTTTGGGCAACCCATCTGTCTTTTAAGCACGTCTGAGGTACTGGCATGGAACTTTAAGGGCGCCTCCCTACCTTCTGGCCTGTCAGTCCTCGCTTATTGCGAATGGTATGAGGTGAGTAAATCATGACCACAAATAATGCGTCTAATTTGACCAATACAGTTTCTGGGACTGATTTTTCAAAAGTTTCTGTCAAAGCTTGGGCGATTTTTGATGGAAGTGGCCCTACGCTTACAAGCTCTTACAACATTTCCAGCATAACGCAAGGCTCTCAAGGAGACTACACAATCACCATGACGAATGCATTAAGTAGTGCTGCATACGCAGTAGTAGCTAGTGCGGGTAATGAGTCTGGATCGAGTAATTTATTTATTTGCGCACCTCGAAACCTAATTACATCGACAACAACTCAATTTGGCATGATTGTTCGCGATCAAAGTGGGGCCAGACAAAGCCCGTCTAATATTTCGTTTATGGTTATAGGAAATTAAAAGTTTAACACACAAGGAGAATCGAGATGTCATTTCTGCTACAAAACTGGGGTCGCGCATCGGCCCATGCCAATGAGCCTATCTATACCCTAGCAAATAGTGTTGTAGTAGGTGCTCCTCGTATTTACAGCTATTACACCGCTGACACTCAAGCAACGGTATCCGCTGCTAACTATTTCTGTCCCAGCCTGTCCTTAAGCGTGGCTTATGATTTATCGGTAGGCGATCAAATCAATGTTTACAGTTCAACAGATGGGAACGTTGTAAGTTATATGGTAACAGCAGTCAGTCCTGCTACCCCTACCATTACTTTACAAGCGATTAGCGGGGTCTCTCGTGCTGTCGGTACCATTACTAGTGCCCAAATGTTGGCCGGTATCTATGGAACACCTGTTCAAGTTATACCTGCACCCGGGGCAAATAAAATGATTGTAGGTATCAATGCTTCCTTGGCTTTGGTTTACAATTCCGTTCAATACGCCAACGGTGGTGCTATTCGCTTCCAATATGACAGTACCGTCCATGCAGGTGGAACAAACCTATTTGCTACTACAGTTGCTGCTTCTGATATCAATGGTTCTGCCAGTGGTTCACAGCTATTAATTGGTGTTGCTCAAGCGTTTAACGCCAACAGCTTTGCCAATAAAGCCGTGTATATATCCTGTGCCACAGGCGAATTTACAGCAGGTGATAGTACGCTCAAATACGACATTCTCTACCGTGTCGTAAACCTGACCTAACATCTTCTAGGTCATTTTAGGTGAAGGAGAATTTATCCGCCTCCTTCACCACTTTTTAAGGGGCAAGGAATGCCGCTAACACGCGTCCAGATTATTTCTCAGGCGCTTACCCTTATGGGTAAAAAGCCTATCATGAATCTGACCAATCAGTCGGACATAGTAACGGCTGCCGATCAATCTTTTGACATGCTCCTTCAAGCCACGTTATCTGAAGGTTTTTGGCGATTTGCTACCAAGATTGAAGAATTGCAATTAAATGTAAATACCCCAATTGGGAACTATTGGTTTTATGCTTATAATCTACCTAATGATTATCTTAAGCTTGTTCACTTATGGCCTCAGCAATATGATTTTGAATTATATGCCGGAGCGCCTCCCGTACTCTTCTCTAATTTTAATAATGCGGGTCAACCTCTCTTTATTGAGTATGTGTTTTTGCCTCCTGTATCTTATCTACCGCCCTATTTTGTAAAGTATTTTGTTTTTGAATTAGCGGCTTTCTTGGCGTTAACTAATGCTCAAATGCCAGATTATTATTCCGAACTTGAACGCAAGAAAGGTATAGAGCTGGCCATAGCTCAAGCCGCAGACGCGCAAAACAGGCCGCAAACACCACTACAATCGGCCCCTGTATTGACCAGACGTTTCGTGAGTACCTTTGCCAGTGGCTAGTCAACGTTTCGATCAATGCTCTTTTTCACAAGGACAGCTAGACCCAAGAGTACAAAAGCGTATTGATTGGGAAAATTACTATAAGGCTGCCAAAACTTTGCGCAACATGATTGTCATTCCACAGGGCGGCGCACAGGTACGATGGGGCACCAAGCATGTAACATATTCTTCGATCACTACAACTAACCTTGATGACGCAGAAATATCTGAGCTAGTTTATAATAATGAC